AAGCACTTTCTCCAAGAACAGTGTTACCAGCAACAGAGTTTGCACCTTTACCTACAGTTATAGAATTTATTGTTGCATCAGCAGTTGTCGTTACACCACCAGTAAGTGTTCTTAGATCAATCCAGCCGTCATTAGCTGAATTACGCATTTTTAAAATATTATTACTTGTATCAGCCCACAACATATATGCAGCAGTGGTGCTAGGAGCAGAACCAGAGCTATTATTAGTTAATATCGCTTGTAATACATTATTTAAGTCCGTTCTGACAGCACTACCAGAGGCATTGTCTATAACATAATCATGTGTAGCCATTACTTAACTCAATTTTTTATTTAAGTATATCTTAATTCAATACTAACTACCACGCCCAAATCCAATGGCTGTATATTTGAAATTTCTATTAACATTACTGCCACTATTTTTAACATCTATATCAAAACCTGTGCCAGAAATATTAGATAAGAAAAATTCATCTCCAGCCGTCATATTTTCAATAGTTATTCCTATTGTTGGTAAAGCAGAGCCAGCAGAAACTCCCGTTCCAGTAGCACCTGTAAAGAAACTATTGGCAAAAGTAACAGATTTAGTTGAAGTTGTAGAGGCGATAACTGAATTTACTGTTTCAGTTCTTCTTTCTAACTCAGCCGAATAACCTAATTGATCTATTTCTATACTCTGAGCAGGGTCATCTGATGTCATTTCACATCTAAATCTAAATCCTCTACCAATAAATGTACCATTAGCAAAAGTATTAAATTTAGTAAATTCAGCAGAATAAGTACAGTTACCACTTGTAGTAGCACTGGTTGATGCTGTCACTGTGAAAGTACTTGAAGTTGGTACAGTTATAATTTCATAATTTCCAGTTACAGCAGTTCCAGTTGAAAATGTAATCTCTACATTGCTACCCACAGAATAACCATGACCTGATTTTGTAACAGTTATAGTCGTTCCAGATTGTGCGTATGTAGCAGATACAGAAGTTGCTGGATCGCTGTCTGTTGTACTAACCAATAATTTTGCATTTACATCTGTTGCTTTTGCACCATCAAAATCTGTCCATGTATCAACATTCGCAGTTCTATCATCAAACAAATCACTTGGATAAAAACCTTGAGTTACAAAATGTCTTGTCAATCTTAAAGGTTGTTTTCCTCCTAAATCTAATTTATTTGCAAAATCATATGTACCAGAGGTTGCAGTGATTGTTCCTAAATTATCAAAATCAGTTATAGCATCAAAATCGGAAACAGAATCTAACAAAACTGGTCCACCCAAGATCAAGCCATTTAAAGAACTATTAAAGCTACAATTAACTTTTGTTCCAGCAAAAGGTGTAGGAGAATCTGTATCTTCTCTATCTGTAAGAACAACTAATTTAGGAAAAGGATCAGGAGTTGTTACAACAACAGAAGTTTCTCCAGAACTAAGGCGGCCACCGTCATCGCGGAATTTAAGGATGTATTCTCCATCTACAGCAGGGACCAATGTTTCTGATACGTTTCCTGGTAAAGCAGGAATAATATCAACAGAATTAGTAAATGTACCGCTTCCGTCTGTAAGGTTACTATGTCTGACAACCACGTTTCCACCATGAGTAACATCAATGTCTGTAGCCTTATCAAAACGTAGTCGTATAAATTGATCTGATACTGGTTCGACTAATAATCCTGTAACATCTTGCGGTAATGCTGTCTTACCAACAGCTTCAAAAGTTAAATTAGTGGAAGTTGCTGATAGTTGATCTAAAACATTATATGAAAATACTTGGATCGTATATGTTCCCTTTCTGCTGTTCATTATTTCAAAATCAGGTCTTGATACTTTTTCACTTATAAAGTTTTCATCTTCAAACCTGTAATTAACCTGATATTGCACAACACCAACAATAGGTTGCCAACTAATAATGATCTTTGATACAGCCTGATTATTGATAGGAAATATTCTTTCTACAGCATTTAAACCAGAAGGAGGTTCAGTAAGTGAATTTAATTTAGATACAGTTCTTGCTGTTAATTCTTCACCATCTTCAATAAACGCATATTTACCTTCAACATAAGACAATGCTGTAATTGCATAATTTATACCATCCTGTTCTTCTACTGTAATTACTCTAAATAATTGAGATTGAATAGTTACGTTAGATATAAGAAAGTTTGTATTTACATTAGGAGTTTGAGAAAAAGCAGAACTTACAGTGATAGTACCACCTGAGACAGATGAGATTGTTCTACTTTCAAACGATCCATCGGGTAAAATTACAGCTAATTTTGCATCTCCAACAGGATTACCACTAGCATCTATAGCTAAATCAGTTGCAGCAGTATCATCAACAGTAACAACAGTTGTAGAAGTAACAGCAGATAATCTTCCTCCTCTTCTTACTCCTGCTCTTACAGGATCTTGAATCTCGATAATCGCACCCGGTCTTACAACTACACCAGAATCAATGGAAGTAGCAAATGCAACAATTTCACTTTCGTTTTGCTCTGCGAATAATATTGCTTTTCCTAATCTTCTGGCTTGACCTCTTGAAGTACAAGCAAATGCTTTTACTTGTTTAACAACAGTGCCTATTTTAGATATTGCAGTTGCATCTTCTACTACTTCAAAATCTGGTTCTTGACTATCCATGTTGAAATATGAAACGGATACAACACTATGTCGTGTTTTTAAACTGCTACCAGAATATGAAAAACCTTCTGAAGTTACATTTGATAAGGTAAATAAATAACTTGGATCAGCAGGTTTGTCTTGTGTGATTGTTATTGAACCAGCAGACCATATCGGCATACATCTCATTACACCTGCTAATTCATTTATCAAAGTAAATGCTTCTTTAGGACTTTGAATATTTACATTGCAGCTAAATCTAGCTTCTTGTCCTCCAGCACCATCATCAACAAGAGTATTTGCAAATTTACTGGCTGCTACAAAACTAAAAAGATCAAGAGAACTGTCTGTTATGTGATCTCCAAATCCATACCTTGAGGTTGTGAGAAGGTCGAGTAACACCATCGAAGGGCACGAAGTCCATACAGCAGCACCCATTACACCATTAAAAATATAACCATCTGGATAAACAATACGGCCAGTGGTACTATCAACAGTTGGCGTACCAGAACCAGATGCACCTGCTCCTGGGATTCTTACTTTTATTCCTCTAATTCTAAATTTACGAGCAGGAATAGAACTAAACTGCATCGAATCTAGTCTTATAGAACTATATGCACTATTCAGATAAGTTGAAGCGTCATCAATAATTTCTCCAAAACTTGTCCACTGAAAACTATCTCGTAAATTAGTATCGGTGCTATCTGCTGTAACTCTGCTAACTCTTATATCAACAGGAAACGATCCAGTAATATTTACACGATAATCTTTTTGGTACGCATCTCCACTTCTACCTCTAATAGTATCAGTAATAACGTCAGTAAAACCACCAGAATTATATTGAACAGCTATTTTTAGCTGAACAGAGGAACCTAATAAATCTCCATTATCAGTAGCTTTCTGTAGCTGCGGAAATGTAATAGATACTTTTACAGCATCAACATTAGTATTTGTTATCTGACGAGTAACAGGAGTGCTTGCAGTTACAGTTGTTCCAACACTTGTTGTTGATACACTACTTTCAATTCCAGGTATTTTTGTCTGATCTCCAGTACCAAATCGGGGAGTAAACTTTACGTCTTGAAAGTTAAAATCAACAGTTTGAGGATCTGTAGAATCTGCTGAAGCTCTTAATACTGGAGTGTCATTAAGAAAAACATCCTTCAATGCAGCATTGTTATATGCAGTTGTACCTTTTGTTCTTCCTTCTTTTGATGCTGTTGCAAAACCTTCAATTTCTCCTTCTGAAACAAGATCAAGAAAAGTAGCAAATTGTCTACTATGAAGAGTATCAGGTTCTCTAGTTGGTTGCGGAGGTGCTGGAGGAGGACTACTTCCACCACCACCAGAACCTTTGATTGGATGATTTTCTTCAATCATGCTTGTACCTGCTCAGTATCTACAGAACCACTAATAACAACTGATCCTGTAAATATTTCTCCGTAAACTAAAGGAACAGGAGTTCCTGCTCTTCCTGTCTGTTGCGTTCCACTAAAACTAAATGATAATCTAGGATCTTCTTCTGATTCAAAGCTAGGAAGTTTGGGTAAAGGAAATAGCATATCGCTTACACCTGATAGCAGTAAAGCACCACCTAAACCTATTGCTGCTTTTGTTATTGGCATAGCTGCTGCGAACGATCCAGGTGCTACGATAGGGCTAAAAAATGATGCAGTAGTTAATGGTGTAAATAAAAAAGCTCCTCCTATTAATGCAGCACCTAATAATATTTTTCCTGTAGTACCACCGGCACCAGCTATAACAGGAACAATATGTATATCTTCCTTCCCTATTGGATGGTGTATCTCCTCTTGATTAACAGCATAATTACCAACTTTCACTTGATAATATTTAGGGTTCATAAATTTATCTATCCCTTCAAAATTATTAACCAAAAAACTGACTGCACTAGCTAAAGTATCAGCCTTTACCTCAAACTCTTTATGCCCTACAAATTCTGCAAGCTCTCCATATAATTTTATTTTACGAAGCATAACGATACCTCTTTCCTGTGCATTTTAACAACCACGGAGAATATGGTTCTCTACAAGATAGTCTATCGGTTAAATGATGTAATACCTCATCTCCAAGAAAAATAGCTACATGATTTAAAGTTGAATCTAAAATGCTCATCAGTAAAACATCTCCAGTTTGTAACTTTTCATCAGGTCTAAGTTCTCTAAATCCTGTTCGCCAAGCATAACTTTCAAATAAAGGATCTTTCATAAACTCCTCTGGAGTGATTGGTCTTTCGTAGTCTTTCAACTCTATACCTTTTTCTTGTTTGTAGTAATCTCTAACTAAACTCCAACAATCTGTAATTCCCCATACCCATTGTCTACCAAGTAAAGGTGCTTCATAGCCTTGTGGTTCGTAATACCCCCATTTTTTTGTTTTAGGATTAACAATGTGCCACGGAAGTTTACTTTGTTCACACGCAACCTTATCTGCCTGACTAGCTTCTGGTGGTGTTGTCGGATGACTATGAACAACAGCAGTAACTTCTCCTATATTTGTAGCTTTTACATAATCTTCTGGATCAAGAATAAAACATTGATGTGCTGTCATTGAAAGATTACGACAAGGATAATAT